CTAAAAGACGGTGCGTCACTCAAAGGCAATGCCTACGAAGCATCAATCGACACACAAAAATCAAACCGGCTCGACCAAGACAAACTCACAAAAGCACTCGGCAATCTGGACCCTTACAAGTCCGAACACACGACGGTCATGGTGAGAGTGAAGCGGCTCAAGCAGTCATCAAAACTGTGACAAATCTGCAACCTCAGGTGCTTTGCTTGAGTCCTTCGGACTTTACAGCCCTGAGGAGGCGCTGTCAAGAGCCCCTTCGGACGCGCAAAGGATCCGATGCAGAGCATCTCGTATCCTTTACTTATCAGAGCCAGACAGATGAGCGGATGATGTAAGTTGAATGGCGATCCTCACCCCGCACGGGGGGGCCTTCGGCCCGCTGGCGCTCCCCCCGTGCGAAGTGAGGCCATCGAAGATAAAATGCCAGGATGATGGGCCAACATTAGAGGAGAGACATCGTGACAGAACAGAGACCGCAAAAGCCAAAGCGTGAGAGGAAGTCGGATCGGCTCATCCATCCAGGCGCAACGGCAACCCAGATCATGTGTGACTTCGCACTCGCACCGTTCGATCGCATGGCCAATGAGATGGATCACAAGTGGGGCATCGATCGGCTCGTCGAGCTGGTGCCGGCAGACGTGGCCGCCAAATACGGCTCAGCAATGGCCAAGCTCAACGCTGCCATCGATGCGCAAGATCCAGATGAGGTGGCGACCAGAGCATCGGTTTGCGTGAGAGGGATGCAGGCTATGGATCAGATAGCCTCGCAGGCTCACGGAGAGCCTCCTACAGCGCAGGTGTGGGTCGTTGAGGCAGATGGGTATACCTTCGGCCTGATGCGCGATTCTAGAAATTGGCAGAGAGCGCAGGAGGCGTACCCAAAGCTGGAGCTGATCACAGAGCGTGAGATGGTCCTAGCGCTGACCATGTACAGACGCAGTCTCGCAAAAGAAATGATCGACGCAGCCAAGGCAGCTTTCCCAGGCGCAGAGGTCACAGCCATCAGAAACATGGAGCTGGAAGATGAAATCCCTTTCTAAAGCTGAAGCCGCCCTAAAACAGGCGTCGATACTTATCAATGGTCCAAGGCAAGAAGCATACGGATCACCGCACGATAACTTCGAACGCTTCGCACAACGCATCAGCCAAATCGTTAAAGTGCCAATCACCAAAAGACAGGCAGCCCAAATCATGGTTGAACTCAAACTCTCTCGCCTCGCGCATTCTCACAACGAGGATAGCGTCATTGACGCAATCTCATACCTGTCCCTCATGATGGAACTCACAGATGAACAAGCTTGAAGCCTGGCGCAAAGCCAAAGGCATCACATATCAAGACATGGCGCAACGCCTAGGACATCCAACCACTGGCCTAGTCACCAGATGGTGCCTGCATCCAGACCACCAATCCTATCTCAAGCCAGAGCCACAACACCAAATCCATATCCAAATGATGACGCTTGGCGAAATCTCACCAAACACTTGGACCGATGGGCAGAATGATATAGAGTCACGAAAACCCCAAGGAGGTTCGCGCAATGGGCGGAAATAACAAAGGCCATTCGGTCAGAGTCACCAAAGCCATCATGACAGAAGTCGCCGAGCGTATGGCAATGGGCGAAAACCTCCTGCAGATCGTAGAAGATCCGCACATGCCATCATATCGCGCCATCACATCAGCCGTCGCACGCGATGAGCAGATGTTTGAGATCTACCGTCAAGGCCGCATCATGCAAGCCGAGTGGCACTCTGACCGCATCAACAAGCTGGCAATGGCCGAGCTGCCAAAGACACATGCAGACGGAACGCCATGCGATGGACGTTGGTTAGGAGCCGAGATCCAACGCCGAAAGCTGGAAATCGAAACGCTGCGCTGGACGCTGGCAAGATCTCAACCGCATGGCATCAGAGACCGCAAAGAAGATGCACCCGCCCAACAATCAATCACGATCAGTTGGGCAGGCGGGGATCATGCAGTGGATGCGAAAGCGTCAGAGTGATTCATTCCTGACAGCGTGAAATCGCAAGCCGTAAGCGCTCCAACAATTCAGCCCGACGCAAGTAAAAGGCGAGACCGTCCACACTTTCCCAATCAGTCTCGCCGAACTTGCTCAACTCAATGTCATTCTCGACACACTCAAGCGCTGTCTTTGCTTGCTCCAAAGAAAGCATGACCGTTGCAGTCCTCAACATCATGCCACCTCGCTTTCCAAGTTTTGCATCTGAGCCTGAGCCATCTCAAGCAACTCCTCTTGCGCTGTCTCAATCGCGCATTGGATCGCATCAAAGCAAACCCAATGGGCAACAGCGCAGGCAACGCCAGCGATTCCGCCACGCTCAAAAGCGTCTTCAACTCCGCCACAGTCTGAAACCATTTCTTCAGCACGGCTTACGACGCTTGAAGGCATGACAGAGCAAACCTGCAGAGCCATGCCGTAATAAATCACCCAATCCCAAGAATCCGCAGACTCATGAGCGAGATCATAAGACTCAATAGCCTCTAGCTGATCAATGTATTCCTGCCATGCTTCAAGCGTGTTGAGCTGCGGAGTGGCTGGCATGTACTCAAGCGCCTCAGATTTAGCGCGGGCCTGCAGGTTGCGATAGTTGATGTCCATTGGTGTTATCCTTGCTTGCTAGTTAGGCGCCAAGAGCGGCGCAAATGATAATGACGGCGGGATAGGTAAGAGCGGCAACAATGGCCATTCCCAAGATTTCGCGGATACGTCCAGGCATGTTTGAAGTCCTGTTATCTAGTTAGTTGGTCAGTGAGCCTTGGCCCTGGTCGCTTTGTAATGGGCAGACTTGGGGCCTGTCAACACAAAAGATTGCGTATGCGAAATGTCTTTACTCACTATTGCATCGGCCGTAATGATCTATCTAGCACTGTTGCTGTCTGCCGAACCACGCGCGGGGACATATTACATAATGTGTCTTATGCGATAATGTTGTGGAGTAATATCAATGACTTACAATTGCGCATTGTTCGTGCCTCATCGTGGCCAGCATGACAGGCGGCAAGGCGACGCGATGGCTTGTTGCTTGGCATCATGTCGCCATGCTTTCAATTTGTTTTGCGTTATCAATGGCTTGGCCGCTGCGCTGGTCGCAAATTTAAAGGCCGGCACCCCCCACCCCCCGCCAGACCGCCCGCCGTCTACTTCTGCGGTATAACGGGTCTACGAAACATCCACACACTGAGGCTGCCATGTCTTCCAAGAGCCAGAACATCGTTATCCCATACGCCCCTCGGCCATTGCAGCGTGACTTGCACGCGGCGATGGATGCCAAGCGGTGGGGTGTGGTTGTGTGTCACCGCCGATTTGGCAAGACGGTTTGGGCGATCAATCACATTTTGCGTGATGCGATCATGTCGCAGAAGTCGAATCCTCGGTATGCGTACATGGCGCCGACCTACAGGCAGGCGAAGAATGTTGCGTGGGATTATTTGAAGCAGTTTGCGGGCGCGATCCCTGGTGTGAAGTTTCACGAGACGGAATTGCGGTGTGACTTGCCGACGGGTGGTCGGATTAGCTTGCTCGGTGCTGAGAACCCCGACAGCCTAAGAGGCATTTACTTGGACGGCTGCGTGATGGACGAGGTTGCGCAGATGCCTGAGAATGTTTTCCCTGAGGTTATTCGACCGGCGCTGTCGGATCGGAAGGGTTGGGCTGTGTTTGTCGGCACGCCGAAGGGTCACAATGCGTTTTACGATTTGTATGAGCAGGCCAGCTCCAACGCGGATTGGCTGTGTGTTGTGAATAAGGCGAGTGAGACAGGCATTCTAGACGAAGAAGAATTGACGGCTGCGCAGCAGACGATGACGGATGACCAGTATCAGCAGGAGTTTGAGTGCAGTTGGAATGCGAACATTCCTGGTGCGATTTATGGGAAGGAGTTGGAGGCTGCGCAGGCTGGTGGTCGGATTTGCAAGGTTCCGTATGATCCTGCGCACAAGGTTGATACGTGGTGGGATTTGGGGGTTGGGGACAGCACGGCGGTTTGGTTTACGCAGACGGTTGGTCGTGCGGTACATGTGATTGATTTCTATGAGGCTCGGAACGAGGGGTTGCCGCATTATTGTGAGGTGTTGAACAAGCGGGGATATTTGTACGGGACACATAATGCGCCGCATGATATAGAGGTTCGGGAGTTAGGAAGTGGGAAGAGTAGGCGTGAGGTTGCCTGGGACTTGGGTTTGAACTTTCGGGTTGTGCCTAGGTTACCGATTGAGGA